TATTGACACGCCAACTCCCGTAGTTGAAGTGGTCGAAATTGCGGTTGAAGAATCAGTCGCTGTCGAAGAAGAAGTAAACACGCTAAAACCAAAGACACGACGTAAATCTGCTTAATTAAGGGGTAGCTATGACCACGGCTAACGAACAAATCAACGGCGCATTGCGCTTACTAGGTGTGTTAGCCGAAAGCGAAACGCCTTCTGCGGCTACGTCACAAGACGCTTTAAGCGTTTTAAACCAGATGATTGACAGTTGGAATACCGAGCGTTTGTCGGTGTTTGCTACCCAAGACCAGGTTAAGACTTGGCTGCCTAACGAAATATCTAACACCCTTGGCCCTACTGGTACGCTAGTTGGTCAACGCCCAGTTTTGGTAGATGATGCTACTTATTTCCGTGACCCAGCCAATAACATCTCGTATGGTATTAAGCTAATTAACCAACAGCAATACAACGGTATTGCGGTTAAAACCGTTACCTCAACCTATCCACAAGTCATGTGGGTCAATATGACCTTTCCTGACATTGAGATTTACGTGTACCCCGTACCCACAAAACCACTAGAGTTCCATTTTGTGTCGGTCGAGCCATTAATGTCCGTACCTACTTTGGCTACCGACATCACTATGCCGTTAGGCTACCTACGGGCGTTTAAATACAGCCTCGCCTGCGAGCTTGCCGCTGAGTTTGGGGTTGAGCCTAGCCCACAGGTTTTGCGCGTCGCTATGACCTCTAAGCGCAATCTGAAGCGCATTAACAACCCAGACGACATCATGGCTCTGCCATACAGCCTAGTAGCGACCCGCCAGCGCTTTAACATTTACGCAGGTAACTTCTAGTGAAGTCACACATTCTTGGTCAATCCTACGTAGCCCGTAGCATCAATGCTGCGGACAACGTAATGATAAATTTGTTCCCAGAAGCTACGCCGGATGCCGGTAAAGAAAACGGCTTTTTAAACAGGACGCCAGGGATGCGTAAGCTCGCCACTATTGGCAGAGGCCCAATCCGCGCCCTATGGTCGCATCAAACTAACGGCTCAGACGCCTACGTTGTGTCTGGTAATGAAGTCTTTAAAATTGATGCTAGCTATCAAGCCGCAAAGTTAGGTAACGTAACGGGTTCAGGCCCCGTATCCATTGCGGATAACGGCACTCAACTGTTTTTTGCCTGTAATCCTGACGGGTTTATCTACGACGAGGTTGCCAATACGTTTGTACAAATTACTGACCCAGACTTTCCTGGCGCAGTAACTGTAGGCTATTTAGATGGTTATTTTGTGTTTAATGAGCCAAACAGCCAAAAGCTGTGGGTTACGGAGATATTTGACGGCACTATCATTGAGCCTTTGGCGTTTGCTAGTGCTGAAGGCGCGCCCGACTTAGTTCAAGCTATTAACGTAGACCAACGCGAGCTTTGGGTGTTTGGTACAGACACCATTGAAGTCTGGTACAACGCAGGCACCGCTAACTTCCCTTTTGCGCGCATCCAAGGCGCTTTTAACGAGTTAGGGTGCATAGCCCCTTACTCAGTAGCAAAACTTGATAACACGCTGTTTTGGCTTGGTAGCGACCCCCGTGGCTACGGCATTGTTTACCGTGGTGAAGGTTATAGGGGTAAACGCGTATCTACCCATGCTGTTGAGTTTGCCATTCAAAGTTACGGCGACGTGTCTAACGCGCTTGCGTACACGTACCAGCAAGAAGGCCATGCGTTCTACGTTTTGATATTCCCAACGGTTAATAAGACCTGGGTGTTTGACGTAGCTACAGGCGCTTGGCATGAACGTGCAGGCTTTGAAGATGGTTTTTTTACCCGCCATCGTTCAAACTGCCAAATGAATTTTGAGAGCCAAACCATTGTTGGCGATTACTTAAACGGTAACATTTATGCGTTTGACTTAAACGTCTATGATGATAATGGTGCAGTGCAAAAATGGCTTCGTTCTTGGAGAGCGCTCCCCACAGGCACTAACAACCTAAAACGTACCGCGCAGCACTCATTACAGCTTGACTGCGAATCAGGCGTTGGTACAGACACTGGGCAAGCGCAAGACCCACAAGTAATGCTTCGTTGGTCAGATGACGGCGGCCATACTTGGTCAAACGAGCATTGGGTTTCTGTTGGCAAAATAGGTGAGTATTACCGCCGGGCTATTTGGCGCCGCCTTGGTATGACGCTTAAGTTGCGTGACCGAGTGTATGAAATTTCAGGTACAGACCCAAATAAGATCGTTATTATGGGCGCCGAACTAATTTTGAGTGGTACAAATGCCTAACACTTTAACGACAATCCCCGCGCCTCGGGTTCCTTTAATAGACCCCGCTACTGGATTAATTTCTAATGAATGGTATCGTTTTTTCTTTAATTTATACACATTAACTGGGTCGGGTAGAAATTCTATTTCTTTAACAGATCTGCAACTTGGCCCACCGTCTGCTGACTAAATATGCTTTTTTATGCTCACCCTTCTGATACACTAGCGCAAAAGTTACGAGGTAATTTATGACAACATTTTTAACTCCATCCCCCAAACAGCAGTTTTTTACTGCTGCTGGCGTACCGTTAGTAGGGGGTAAAGTTTATACATACGCTGCGGGTACTTCTACGCCGCTAGCTACGTATCAAGATTCCACTGGCACCGTTAGCAATACTAACCCGATTATTTTGGATTCTAGGGGCGAATGTAATCTTTGGCTTTTACCTGCCAATGCGTATAAATTTATATTAAGGGACAGTGCAGATGCTTTAATTTGGACTGTAGACAATATCAATTTAGGTATTAACTTTAGCAACGTCATCATTACTGGCGGTAGCATAAACGGCGTCACCATTGGCAATATTGCCCCTGGAACCGCCGTATTTACTGATTTAACTGCAACTGGCACCGTTACTTTTAACGGCGTTACCCAGATGCAAATCCCTGCTGGGCCAACGGCTGACCGCACCGATCAGCCCGTAGACGGCATGATCCGCTACAACAGTACAACTGATGAGTATGAAGGTAATATTTCTGTAACTGGTCAAACCATCTCAACCTTGCAATTGACAGGCACTGTAACGGCTATTTTGACTACAGCTACCCCGCACGGCTTGTCTGATGGCGATTACATCACCGTTACAGGCGCTACGCCTGCTGCATATAACGGTTCGTACAATATTACGTACATTAACGCTACTTCATTTAGCTACACAATGGCGTCAAACCCAGGTGGCAACGCTACGGTTGTAGGTACTTATGTAGCGCATCTATGGTCAGATATTGGCGGCGGTGCTACGGGCGGTGGTACTAATCAAATTTTCTTTGAAAATCAACAAACCGTAACAGCAGACTATACAATCACTACAGGTCGTAATGCTATGTCGGCGGGGCCGATCACAATCGATACGGGCGTAACAGTAGCTATCCCAACTGGTTCAACTTGGGTCATCGTCTAACACCCTAAAGGGTACAAGGGAAAATATTATGGCTGGTACTTTAAATGTTACGACAATAAACGGTGTATCTACTTTAAATGACAGTAGCGGAGTTCTTGCAACACAGAACGGCATGACTGGTATTGCTAAAGCGTGGGTTATATTTCAGGGTGGAAATTCAAACACTTCAGGCGCAATAAATGGTTCATTTAATGTTTCTTCAGTAACTGTAAATGGTACAGGAGATTGGGTAATAAACTTTACAAACGCAATGGTAAATACTAATTATGCTGCCGTAGCCACTGCTGGTGGATTTAATAGTGCAAGCAATAGTACTGCTCTTAATGCCCAATACAATGGTACATACTCAACAACACAAATAGGGCTTAAATACTGGAATCAAAATGCAACATATATGAATGTTGTAATTTACGGTTCATAAGGATAAATCATGGCTGGCACACTAACAATATCAACGCTCTCAGACGGCACTAATAGCACTTCTGCAACTAACTGTATTCAAGGCTCTGCAAAGGCTTGGGTAAACTTTACAAATACCGGTAGCACATCTGTTATTGCTTCTTACAATGTAAGTTCTGTAACTTATGTAAGCACAGGAACATATACTGTAAACATGACAAACGCTATGTCAAATGCTAATTATGCAGTAGTAACATCTTCAGGTGTTGGTGGTGGTAACGGTTTATATATGGTACAGAATACATCCACAAAAACAACTTCTGCTTTTGGGTTAATTGGAAGAAATGGACCATCTAATGCGCTTACAGACCCAGGCACTTCTTATGCTGCAGTATTTAGTTAATTTTTAAAAGGACAAATTAAAATGACACAAGCTATTATTTTTACTAACGATAACGGTGGAGTATCTACCTGCATCCCCACTGGCGAAATTAGCATTGATGCCGTAATGACCAAAGATGTACCAGCAGGTCGTGGCGCACGAATTGTTAATCTAACAGACCTACCCCGTGACAACGACTTCTACGATGCGTGGGACATGGATGCTACTTCTGTTACCGTAAACTTTGCCAAAGCCGTAGAGATTACTAAAGCCCGTTTACGAGCAGAGCGTACTCCACTTCTAGCCGCACAAGATGTAGCGTTTCAGCGAGCCTTAGAAGAAGGTAAAGCTACTGCTGCTATCGTTGCTGAAAAACAAAGACTGCGTGATATTACTAACATCACCGCTACAACTTTAGACGAATTACGGGCTTTGAAAGCAGAGGTGTAATATGCCATTAGTCCTTAACGGTACTACAGGTGTACAAGATAACTCAGGGGCTTTTGTCGCTGGAACTGCCGTAGCTTCTACAAGTGGTACAAGCATTGATTTTACTGGTATTCCTAGCTGGGCTAAACGGATTACTGTGATGTTTACTGGTGTTTCTACTAATGGAACTTCATCAATTATAGTTCAGGCTGGTTCAACAAGTTTTACAACTTCAGGTTATACAGGAACTTTAGCAACGACTATTAGCGGGGCTACCGCAACAAGTAGTTTATCAACTGGATTTCAAGTTGCTGGGTCAGTTGCGGTGGCATCAACTTTATTTGGAAAATGTGAAATTTGTTTATTAACAGGTAATACATGGGCGGCTTCTGCTGTTGTTGGCAGGGGTAATGAAGCAAGGTGTGATTACATGGGCGGCACAATTGCTTTGTCAGGCGTATTAGACCGTGTTCGTATTACTACAGTAAACGGCACAGACACATTCGATGCTGGCTCAATCAACATTCTTTACGAGTAAGCAATGACCGTCTACGTCAAGGTTCTGATCCCCGCCAAGATCGCTGAAGATGCGCAGACTACGCAATACACTGCGGGGAACAACATCACGACCATTATTGACAGGTTTACGGCTACTAACTATAGCGGTTCTACGGCTACGATTAGCGTAAACCTCGTCACGGTAGCGGGTACGGCAGGCAATAACAACTTGATCGTTAAGGCTAAAAGCCTATTGGCAGGCGAAACGTATCGGTTTCCTGAGATTGTGGGGCAAGCGCTAGAGCCAGGCGGGTTTATATCTACTATCGCCAGCGCCGCTAGTTCCATCAATATTCGGTCTAACGGCCGTGAAATTTCAAGCTAATGCACCATACCGTCACCGTTACATATGGCAAAGGGTTTAATTTCCTACCTGTAGTGCCTTTGCGTGAAAAAGTAGAGAAGTTGCAAGAGGCTTTATTACAGATGCCTCAAGCCGATGTTCAGTACTTACATTCGTTTGAGCCAGGCAAGTACATTCGTACCATGATTGCCCCGCCTTGGTCAGTCATTGTTGGCGCAGAGCATAAGACGCCGTACAGAATTAGGCTTGAAAAAGGTACAATCGCTGTAAATATTGACGATGAAATTAAAGTACTAACGGCGCCGTTGGAGTTTGACGCGCCAGCAGGTGTAAAACGAGTAGGCCGTGTATTTGACGAAGAAGTGATTTGGGTAGATTATTACGATAATCCGGATGATTGCACGGACATACAGGCAATCGAAGAACGATTGTATGTCATTCCTGAGTGCGGCTTAATGTCAAACAGAATTAAAGAGCTTGAAAACAAGCAAAACGATACCGAACAGTTAACTAATAGCGTTAAAATGCTGTTAGGCAATGGGTTTGGTTTTAGTGATAGGGAGAATTAGTATGTCAGGTGGAATAACAGCCGCAGTTATTGGAGCTACAGCCGTTGTAGGCGGCGCGTATATGTCTTCTCAGGCCGCTAAAAGCGCAGCTAGAACGCAATCCGACGCCGCAAGATACGCCGCAGATGAACAAGCCGAAGCTACAGAACGCCAAATTGCACTTAGCGAACCGTACAGAGAAACTGGCACCACCGCGATGAATCGCCTTGCGGCCATGACTGAGCCTGGCGGCGAGTTTTACGCACCTTTTTCACAAACCGATTTTAAACAAGACCCTGGATACGCGTTTAGGCTTAGGGAAGGCATGAAAGCGCTTAACGCGTCAGCCGCCGCTAGAGGTGGCTTGATCTCAGGCAATGCCCTAAGAGCCGCTACAGCCTACGGTCAAGACATGGGATCGCAAGAGTACACCAACGCGTTTAACCGCTATTACGCTGAACGCTCTAATAAGATGGATCCATTAAAGTTCTTATCTGCGCAAGGTCAAGCGGCTGCGGCTGGTCAAGCCGCTAACATTGGTACTGGCGCGGCTAACACTGCCAATCTAATAACAGGCGCCGCTAATGCTAACGCGGCGGGGCAGATTGGGTCGGCTAACGCTTACGCCAACGCTATTGGTCAAGGCGTAAGTATGTACCAAACTAACCAGCTACTGAATAGATTTGCACCGCAACAAACAACACCAAGGTATTACACCACTAATACCGGCATGAACGCCGAACTTGGTCTAAAGGAATAAATATGCCAATCGATCCAAGTATCCCTTTACAAGCTAAAAATCCTCAAATTCAAACTGGCCCAAATCAGTTGGCAATGGTGGGTGAGGCTATGAAAATTGGCGAAATGCAACGCGGCGTAGACACACAAAACAAGCTGCGCGAACTATATTCGCAAGGCATCGACGTCAGCACTCCTGAAGGGTTTAAACAAGTAGCGTCTATTGACCCTGGAACAGCGTTAAAGCTCCGCGCAGACGCGTTGCAAGGGCAAAAACTTCAGGGTGAAATTAAGAAAACAAACGTAGATATTGACCAAAAAACCTACGATTTGGCTAAACAACGCATGGGCGACCTAGCGTTTAACCCATCGGACAGCAACATTAAAGCCCATTTAGAAGATGGCCTTTTAAGAAAAGAAATTACGCCTGCTCAAGCTAATGCAACATGGCAACAAGTGTCTGCTTTGCCTTTAGATCAACGTAAAGCATACTTTACTGAAATGGGCGTTAAGGTAGATGAACGCTATAGGATGAATACCATTAGCGCAGCGCAACAACAAGCTGATATTACAGCCCGTCGTGGTCAAGACATTAGCGCTAAAACAGCGCAGCGCGGTCAAGACATTGGTCGTATTCCTGTAGGCTACCGCATGACGCCCGAAGGTACGATTGAAGCAATACCTGGCGGCCCAACCACTACTAATTTGTCACCTAAAGAAATACAGGCGCGTGAGTCTAAGTTTCCACAAGCAACGCAAGCGGTTAAGACGTTTGAAGCTAAAACAACCGAACTTGAAAAAGATTTACTTGCACTTAAAAATCACCCTGGTTTGCCTAGCATTACTGGTATTGTTGCTGGACGCGCGCCTGGTATTACAGCAGACGGCCGCGCAGCTGAAGCTTTGTACGACAAGATTATGGCGCGCGGCGGCTTTAAAGAATTGCAAGATATGCGCGCAGCGTCCCCAACTGGCGGCGCGTTGGGTAACGTATCTAACCAAGAGGGTACACAGTTACGTGCAGCGTTTGCGGCTATTGACCGTAAACAAGACGCGGCAGATGTACAAAGAGCAATTGATACTGCTATTGCAGACCTTCAAGGATCTAAAGGCCGTGTTCGTGAAGCGTACGACATGACGTACGATTACAAAGGATTAGGCGGCGGCGCGCCTACACCGCCACCACCGCCACCTCCTAGCGCTGGCGGTAACACGGTAACAATCCCAAGCGGTAAAGTATTAACTTTCCCGACACCAGAAGCGGCAGCAGCGTACAAAAAAGCAGCAAATATAAAATAAAGGACTAGCATGGCTACTGATTACGAAGCCCTTGCAAAACAATTTGGTGGTTCGGTAGCGCCTGCGCCTGATACTAAAATTGACTACGAAGCCCTAGCCAAACAGTTTGGCGGCGGCGTAGCCGAACAGGTTAGCCCCCGCCGTCAAATGGTCGAAGCTGAATTGCGTAGCGTAGCCGCGCCTTTTGCTGGTATTAGCAAAGGAGTAGGTAATGTCATGTTTGGTGGTCAACGGTTAGCGGGTAAAGGTTTACAGATGCTTGGCGCTGAAGAAACAGGGCAAGCGCTCATTCAAGACGCCGCGCGTCGTCAAGCCGAACAAGAAGCGTTTATTGCGCCTTACAGAGAAGCCGCACCCGTTAGAACAGGCGCAGGCGAATTTACAGGTGAAGTTGTTAGTACATTGCCTGTTGGCGGTGTAATCGCCAAAGGCGTTAGCAAGATACCAGGCGCAGGGCGAGTAGCCGAAGCCATCAGAACAGGTGGTTTTAGAACAGGCGCGCCCGTAGCTACTACGGCAGGTGGCCGTGCTGCTGACATAGCTACACGCGCAACAGGCGGCGCTGTTGTTGGCGGTACATCCGCAGCCTTAATTAACCCTGAAGAAGCGGGTGCAGGTGCGGGGTTTGGCGCCGTTGCACCGTTTGTATTGCCTACGGTTGGTAGATACGTTGCGGCTGGTGGCGGTAAAATTGTAGACGCGTTTACAGGCAAGTTAGCCCCAGTCAAAGCAGGTAAAGTTGCCCGTGAGATGGCAGGCGATGCTATTGTTCAAATCCGCGCTGCTAACAATTTAGCCCCAATTGACATAAACGCAGCGCAAGCTGCCGC